TAGACTTGAAAGAAATCTTTATAAAGCTAGTCATATTAATCATTGCAGTAATATATGGACTAGGAGTAGCATTAGTCATTATCAGTGGTTACTTGAGTTATGGCAATACCTTTGCAAAGAATACACTCATAGATATGGGAGAGAACATCTAACAGAAACAAAACTAAAGAATATATTAATAAATTCACCTAAAAACATTTCAAATGAATCCTTCATAGAACCACCTCCTGCAATGCCTGATTATTGCAAAGTTCCAAATGATTCTATTGCATCATATAGAAACTACTATATAAAAGAAAAGAGTTTTGCCAAATGGACAAAACGTAACATTCCAGAATGGTATTATGCCCACATATAAATTTATTAACCATGAAACAAATGAAATATTTGAAGACTTTCTTACTATCAATGAGAAAGATAGACTTCTTACGCTTAACACACACATTGAACAGGTTCCTAATGGATTTGCTATTGTTTCTTCTGTCGGGTCTATTGACTCTAAAAATAATCAAGGTTTCAGAGAAGTCATGTCCCGTATTGCCGAAGGAAATCCAAATACACCTCTTGCCGAACGGTACGGTAGGCGTTCTGCTAGAGAAGTCAAGGTGGCTGAAGCAGTCAAAAAGTGGAAGAATGTATAAATAGTTTTTCATTATTCCCATGAGTTGATTGATGAGCAATAAAAACAAAGATGTAAGATTTCATAACTTAATCAGTATTAAACCAGTTACTGATAATCAAAAAGTAGCATTCAATGCATACAAAGATAAGAAGAATCTTTTTCTGTATGGTGCTGCTGGAACTGGTAAAACATTCGTTTCTCTTTATCTTGCCTTCAAAGATGTGCTGAATCCTGAAACACCATATGAATGCGTGTATTTGGTACGTTCAGCCGTACCCACTAGAGAAATAGGTTTTCTTCCTGGAGATGAGGAAGACAAAACTGCACTTTTTCAAGTACCATATCAAAACATGGTACAATTCATGTTTGAACAACCAAATGAACAAGCATTCAACATGCTCTATGATCGTCTGAAAAACCAAGGATCATTGATGTTCATGACCACCAGTTTTCTGCGTGGTATTACTCTTGACAATGCTGTCATTATTGTTGATGAATCTCAGAATCTGAATTTTCATGAACTTGATACAATCATGACAAGAGTTGGTCAAGATTCAAAGATTATGTTCTGTGGTGATTTCTTTCAAACAGATTTACAAAAGAATATTGAAAAAGAAGGAATGCAAACTTTCTTGAATATTATTTCAAACATGGAAGAGTTTGCTACTGTTGAATTTACAATTGGTGATATTGTGCGTTCAGGATTAGTCAGAAGTTATCTAATAAACAAAATAAAACTAGGAGTAGACTGATGTTTAAATTGTCAGGTCGTTCTATTAGCAAATTGGAAGGTGTAAAACCAGAGTTAGTTGAAGTTGTAGAAAAGGCTATTACACTGACCAAGGTTGATTTTGGTGTCATTGAAGGATTGAGAACAGAAGAGAAACAAAGAGAATTGGTTGCAGCAGGTGCATCACAAACCATGAAGTCAAAACACTTGACAGGTGATGCTGTAGACTTGATGGCATATGTAAATGGAAGAGGATGTTGGGAATTGAATGTATATGATGAAATTGCTGATGCAATGAAAGAAGCAGCCTATGAATTAGATGTAATGATTCGCTGGGGTGCAGCATGGAATATTAAAGACCTTCCGCTCTGGGAAGGTACTGCTGAAGAAGCGATGAATCATTATATTGATGAAAGAAGAAGTCAAGGAAAGAGACCGTTTATTGACGCTCCACATTTTGAATTGAGTTGACTTATGTCAGAATTTGGATTACCTCAAAACGGATTTATACATGTACCCGTTGATAATGGAGATGTAAAAGTTCATGTTTGGGATTCAAGAACATTCTGGACAAATAAAGAAAAAAAAGAAAAAAAGGAAAAAGAAAAAAACTCTTGACATTTATTTTTAGATTTGTTATACTGGCTTAAATTTAATTGAGATTTACTATGTTCAAACACCTTGATATTTCGTTACCAGATGCAACCGCCAAGACAGTTGATGGTAAAAGATTCTATTTCACTGAATCTGGTGGAGTTTATCCTTCTATCACAACTGTTCTAGGTGCATCCGAAAAGAAAAAGAAGTGGTTGAGAGAATGGCGTGATTCGGTTGGTCATGATGTGGCCAATTATATTTCCAGAACATCTGCACAAAGAGGTACAGCATTCCATAAAATATGTGAAGATTACATAAATAATAATAACATAATTCATCACAAGGAAAAATTTCTACCTTGGTGCATGTTCAGTCAACTCCAACCTGTTCTTGATGAGCACTTGCAAAATGTTCATCTTCAAGAACAACCTCTTTGGAGTGACCAGTATCGTATTGCTGGTCGGGTTGATTGCATCGCTGAATGGAAAGGTGTTCTTTCAGTTATTGATTTTAAAACATCAAAGTCTGAAAAGAAAGATGAATATAATCAAGACTATTATATTCAAGGTTCTGCATATTGTGAAATGTACCAAGAATTGACTGGTACACCGATTGACCAATTTGTAATTTTGATTACCACAGAAGATGGTATTGTACAGGAGTTTGTCAAGAATAAAGAACCATACCTTCAGCCATTAGTGGAAACCATTGATGAGTTTGTATCACAATGGGAAAAAGAAAATGAAGAAATTTCTATTACTGCTTAGTGGATTGTTTGTTAGTTCAACTATCTATGCACAACAAATGGCACAGAAGCCAATCTTCTGTGCACCTCTAGACCAAATTGTTCAAATTGCAGAAAAACGTGGTGATGACCCTATTTTGATTGGAGATACTGTTTTAGGTACTTCTCAAGGGACATCTATGAATGCCAAGATTATTATTGCTCACAATTTTGAGAATAAAACATATTCAATTTATGAAATTTATAATACAAATTGGGCATGTATTTTGGGGCAAGGAACAAATTTCTTGTTCATGCATGATCTTTTGAATAAAGAAGAAATGTCAAATGATCCATTTAAAGGTTTAAATATTAATCCTGATGACAGCGTGACACTATGAAAAGAAAAGGTAGAAAAGCATCCAAACGAACAGTAAGATGTACAATCTGTACCACACATCGTTGGTTAGGTAATAATGAAGGACGATGGAACAAAAGTACAGAAAGAAGAATTCAATCTGCAAAAGAGCAGATGAAGGAATTTGCTTGTTGAGATGTGAAGATATTTTCTAACACGCAGGTTCGATTCCTGCCACCTCCACCACACTTTTTCAACACATGGGGGTGTAAAGGTATTCGATTAGGAAAGAAAATAGCAAGGAGAGCAAATAGGGTAGTGACCAACACTAAATACAATTAGAGGCAAACAACTCTGATTATTCTTCTGCACAAGTAGCATTGGCTGCTTGATGTAGATTGGGTCTGTGGCAAACCTAGAAACAGAATTGTCACATTCACACCACACACATAAGGAAAAGTAATATGGATCTTTCATGTTTACACCATGACAATTCTGAATTAAAATCATATTTTAAAGCAGAATACAAAAATGATTGGGAATATGCATATGCTGATTTTCTAGAAGAGAAAAGAAGCAAAAGAAAAAATATTTTCAAAACAATTGTGGCAACACTTTTTCACACACACAAGGGAGATTAAAAGATGGCAGAAGTGAATAAAAATCCATTCCAAATTCGGCAAGAACTATTGAGTACTGCAAAAGAATACATGGTATCCATGTATGAATTGCAGCAGACTTATTTTGACCGCCAGTTCTATTTAGCTGAAGAAATGATGAAAAAAAATTCAGAGGAAGGAATGAAATTGTACCAAGAAGCAATGAATTCCACTGAAAAATTCTATAAGAATTATCCTGGAGTTGAACAAATTTTAGGAGTTGCAAAACAATTTCAAGAGTTTGTGGATAATAAAGACAAGAAATGAAAAAACATAAACTAATGCCTAAATGGTTGGTTTGTTTTATAATTCTTTAGAAAAATCCAAATAAGCAGTTTATGGAGGTTCTGCCAAAAAAACCTCCATCATAAAGGACAATTAAATGATGTTTGAAGAATTAAAGATTATGAGTGCGAAAAAATTTTCATATGAAATAGAAGAATTTGTCAAAAGAACAGGTGTCAGTCATTGGGATGCAGTTCTTGAATATTGTTCTGATAATAAATTAGAACCAGAAACCGTGGCTTCTCTTATTACAAAACCTCTCAAAGAAAAGATTGAAGTTGATGCTATGAAACTCAATCTTCTTCCAAAAGTTTCTCAGTTACCACTATAAAAATTTCTTGACATTTTTCCTGAGAAGGAGTATAATGTTTGCTATGGACAGTTGGGACGCTTACAAAATCTATCTTGGATTGAAATTGCATTTCTCCAAAGAAGAATATGATTTCAAAAAGTATCTCGGCAAAACCCGTGCCAAGAAAGAGAATTTTCTCAAAAGAAATGATAGATTCTTTTTTCACAAGATTGGTCGTAAATATGGTGAAGAAACTGTTGACTACTTTGTTGCAAACCTTATTCAGAATCCAAAAGGATGGGTTGGAGAATTCAATGAACAAGTGTTCATGGATTGGAAGAAAACTCAACAAAGCATTTCATATGTTTTCAGAACAGACATGGAAACGCTTATTAGAACTGAGTCTATTGATTCTTCTAATTTTGATTCACTTTTTGATTGCAAGCATGGTCAACATCCATTATTATTAAAAAGATTTTTAAGTGGAGAAATTCATTTAGAAACAATGGTTATACTAAATAGAATTTTTGATTATGTCAGTCAATTTGACAAAGACATAAAAGAAACATTTGTATGGCCAGACAAACGTAAATTAATTATCAAGTATGATTCTTTTGTGCAAATAGATGTACAGAAGTGTAAGTCATACCTCAAAAACATGCTATAAAGGAAATATGGCAAAAGAATTAACCGCTGAAGAATTAACCCGTGAACGTGATTTTTTCAAAATTCGTTCAGAAAATCTTGCAGCTAGAGTGAAGCAATTAGAATATGAATGTGCTGAGTTGCAAAGAAGAGAAAGTGATTTGAATCAACGATTGAAAGAACTTTCCTATCAGAAGGTGATTCAGTATCGGCAATCCCATCAACAACGTAGAAATTTCGTAAAGAGATGAGTGTTAAACTTATAAGTTACAGCAAACCATCCGCAGAATTCATAAAAGAAGGATTGTCAAATGTCCAGGATATCATTGCGTATTGTGCCCGTGTATCAAATCCCACGAACCAATACAACACTGAAACGTCCGAAAGGCTCTTACGCTACCTTATCAAACACAAACACTGGTCGCCATTTGAGATGGCTGGTGCTTGCTTAGAGATTGAAACTACCAGAGACATTGCTCATCAGATTGTGAGACATCGCTCTTTTTCTTTTCAAGAGTTCAGTCAAAGATATGCAAATCCTTCTGAATTCGGTGAACAATTTGTTCTGAGAGAAGCAAGACTACAGGATGAAAAGAATAGACAAAACTCAGTAGAAACTGATGATGAAGCAATTCATGGTGATTGGAAATACTGGCAAGAAAGAGTGATAGATGTTTCACTAACTGCCTATGAATGGGCAATTAAAAATAATGTTGCAAAAGAACAAG